AAGGCGGGCAAGTATGCGGAGGCCACTCGTCTCGCTGCTAATGCAGCCGCTTTCAAGACTGGTAACGCAGTCAAAGGTGCCGGCTACAAGGCCAAGAACCAGGCTTGGAAGGCCGGCAATAAGGCGCGCAGGGCAGCTGCGGGTGGCGTCGGCGGTGTGAAGTCTTCGGCCGGCATGGCAGCTCGTTCGGCCAAGGCTTCGGCTGGTAAGGCAGCAGGGGCGGCTAAGTCTAAGTTCGGTAAACAGGCCGCTAAGGCTCCCGGTAAGGCGCTTTCGACTCATGTTGTCCAGCCCGGTAAGGGCGTCGGCTACAGGAAGCTCGCTACCACCGGAACCAAGGTCGTGAGACCCAAAGGCGCCGCTGCTGACAAGCTCGCCAAGGCTGCTGCCGTCGGAGTTGCTACCGGCGTGGGAGGGGGTGCGCTCCAGTATGCCGCCCTGAAGGCCATGAGCGGTGGTAAGAAGCGCGGACGCTCTAGGAAGCGCCGTCGCTGACCATGCTCTCCAATACCGCTACCCCGCGATATTACGCCGAGTTCAGAGACGATGTCCTCGCAGGTCGTATTCCGATCTGCAAGGAGATCGAGATGGAGATGAACCGGATCGATGATCGGATTCGCAATCCCGGTTTTTATTACGATAGCGACGCTGTGGAGGGGTTCGTCCGCTTCGCGGAAGCGGAGATGACTCTTACCGACGGATCCGATCTTCGACTCCTGCCGAGCTTCAAGCTCTGGGCCGAACAGATCTTCGGATGGTGGTTCTTCACCGAGCGATCGGTCTATGTCCCGAACAAGACGGAGGCTGGCGGCCACTTCGAGAAACGCCGGGTGAAGCAGCGCCTCATCAACAAGCAGTACATCATTGTCGCCCGAGGGGGGGCGAAGTCCCTGTATGAAACTCTCCTTCAAGCCTACTTCCTCACGATCGACACGTCGACCACCCACCAGGTGACGACTGCACCGACGATGAAGCAGGCCGAGGAGGTCATGCAGCCCTTCCGTACCGCCATCACAAGGGCTAAGGGCCCCCTGTTTGATTTCATGACTCAGGGGTCTCTACAGAACACGACCGGCAGTCGCGCGCTCAGGCAGAAGCTCGTCCCCACCAAGAAGGGGATCGAGAACTTCATGACCAACAGCCTGCTCGAGGTTCGCCCCATGTCGATCGATAAACTCCAGGGCCTCCGCACCAAGATGAACACGGTGGACGAGTGGCTCTCGGGCGATATTCGTGAAGACGTGGTCGGCGCCATTGAGCAGGGCGCGTCCAAGGTCGACGACTGGCTTATCCTGGCGGTGTCCTCGGAGGGTACCGTCAGGAACTCGGCCGGCGACAACATGAAGATGGAGCTCCTCAACATTCTTCGAGGGGAGTACTCGGATCCCCATACTTCCATCTTCTACTACAGGCTCGATGACCTCAAGGAGGTAGGTGATCCGTCGACCTGGCTGAAGGCCCAGCCAAATCTCGGGGCTACTGTCTCCTACGAGACATATCAGCGAGACGTCGAAAGGGCGGAGCACGTGCCTGCGGCTAGGAACGACATCCTGGCCAAGAGGTTCGGAATTCCCATGGAGGGGTACACGTACTTCTTCACCTACGAGGAGACCCTGCGACACAACCGTCAGGACTTCTGGGGGATGCCTTGTTCCATCGGCGTCGACCTGTCACAAGGCGATGACTTCACCGCCTTCACGTTCTTGTTCCCCCTCAGCCGGGGCAGGTTTGGCGTCAAGACGCGCTGCTACATTTCTGAGCGCACCATGCTGCGCCTTCCGGGTGCTACTCGTCAGAAGTACGAGGAATTCCTACAGGAGGGCTCGCTCATGGTGCTCGAGGGTACGGTTCTTGACATGATGAACGTCTATGAAGACCTCGAGGCGTTCATCGCGGATTGCGAGTACGACGTGCGCTGCCTGGGCTTCGACCCCTACAACGCCAAGGAGTTCGTGACTCGCTGGGAGAACGAGAACGGACCGTTCGGCATCGAGAAGGTTATCCAGGGAGCTCGGACTGAGTCTGTGCCCCTCGGTGAGATCAAGGACATGGCGGAGGATCGTAAGCTCCTCTTCGACCAGTCCATGATGACCTTCACGATGGGGAACGCCATCACCCTGGAGGACACCAACGGGAACCGCAAGCTCCTGAAGGCCCGACGGGAGAACAAGATCGACTCAGTCGCCGCCCTGATGGACGCCTGGGTCGCTTACAAACTCAACAAGGACATGTTCGACTAGGAGGTGAAGGACATAGGACTGCGAGATAGACTACAGCACGCCTACAACGCCTTCACTGGCAGGGACGTCGACCGATCGAACCTCGGTCCTTCCTACAGCGTACGGGCCGACCGGCTCGCGCTCGGATGGACGGCCGACAAGTCAATCATCTCGTCGCTGTTCAACATGATCGCCATCGACGTGTCCGCCACGCCGATCCGACATGTCGACACAGCTCAAAATGGAACGTTTGTTGGCGTGCGGCGGTCAGCCCTGAACGACTGCCTGATGCTGGAGCCCAACATCGACCAGAGCGGCCGAGCCTTCATCCAAGATGCCGTGCTGTCCCTGTTCGACGAGGGCGTCATCGCAATCGTTCCGGTCGAGTCAGACCTGGACCCGAGGACCAACAACAGCTTCGACATCAAACAACTGCGAGTTGGGCGGATCACCCAGTGGTTCCCCGAGCAGGTCGAGGTTGAAGTCTACAACCAGGCCCGCTCTACCAAGGAGCGGGTGATCCTGCCGAAGCGCACCGTCGCCATCATCGAGAATCCTCTCTATGAGGTGATGAACAAGCCGAACTCTACCCTCAAACGACTGAGCCGCAAGCTCTCCATGCTGGACCTGGCCGACGAGAAGACGTACACCGGAAAGCTGGATATCATCATCCAGCTCCCCTACGTCGTCAAGACCGAGGCCATGCGCCAGCGGGCGGAGAACCGCATCCAGTCTATCGAGGACCAGCTCGGCAAGGGCGGACATGGGATCGCCTACACCGACGGCTCCGAGAAGATCACCCAGCTGAACCGCCCGGCGGAGAACAACCTGCTCGATCAGATCAAGTTCCTCACCGCCGAACTCATGAGTCGACTTGGGATCTCGGAGGACGTCTTCAAGGGCACTGCGACGGAGATCGTCTGGACGCACTACTGGAACCGGGCTGTGGAGCCCGTACTTTCGGCACTCGCCGACGGGATGAGCAAGGCCTTCCTCACGAAGACCGCGCGCACCCAGGGGCAGGCCGTGCAGTACATCCGCGACCCGTTCAAGAACGTTCCTCCGAGCCAGATCGTTACGTCCCTGGACACCATGCTCAGGGACCAGGTCATCACGCCGAATGAGGCCCGTACGAGGATCGGCCTACCGCCATCCCCGAACGAGCAGGCGGATCAGTTGCAGAACCCGAACATCAACCCTCAGATGGGTGACACCTCCCTGGACGGCGAGGGGGATATTCCGGACTCTAGTGGTCCTGATGTTCAGTCAGTGCTCAACATGCCGATGAGCCAAGTCAGAGGAGAAGGATGAAGTTCGACTTCAGTGGCTGGGCCACTAAGAACGACCTGACCTGCTCCGACGGACGCACTATCAAGCATAATGCGTTCAAGGAGAATGACGGCCAGCGCGTGCCGCTTGTATGGCAGCATGGGCACAACGCCGTCGACAACGTTCTCGGGCACGCACTGCTCGAGAATCGCAATGAGGGTGTTTACGCCTACTGCGCTTTCAACGGCACTCCTGGTGCAGAGAACGCCAAGGAGCTCGTGAAGCACGGCGACGTCAAGGCTCTCTCGATCTACGCCAACCGCCTCGACCAGCGAGGGGCTGACGTTATTCACGGCAACATCGTCGAGGTTTCCATGGTCCTGTCCGGGGCCAACCCGGGCGCCTTGATCGACAACGTTGCTCTGGAGCACTCGGATGGTTCATGGACCGAGTCCGAGGACGAGGCCGTCATTTATTCCGGTCTCACGCTCTCGCACGATTCCGGAGAAACAACGGAGGACACAGAATCCATGGACGAAGACGAGGTTTACGACGAGGACGACCTCACGGTCGCCGATGTCCTTGAGACCCTCGACGATGACCAGCGTCTGGCCGTTGCGGCCCTTATCGAGGAGATCAGCGGTGACGTTGATGCCGAGGATGAGGACTTCGACGAGGACGAAGAGTCCGATGAGGACTATGACGAAGACTACGATGAGGACGCCGAGCACGGCGACTTCGGGGGTGATACTCTGATGCATTCCAACATCTTCGAGGGCGACGCTCGTTCGCTAATGGGCCCGCACCTCTCTCACGCCGATGAGGAGCTTATCTTCGCCGAGGCTCGTCAGCCTGGCATGACGCTCCGCACCGCGGTTCTGGCTCACGCCCAGGACTACGGCATCAAGAATCCGGAGCTGCTGTTCCCGGACGCCACCAACCTGGACCCGGAGCCCCAGCGCATCATGCGCGAGAATTCTTGGGTTGCCAAGGTTCTCCAGGGCTCCAAGCACACTCCCTTCTCCCGGGTCAAGACCCAGTGGTCCAACCTGACCGCTGACGACCTGCGGGCTAAGGGCTACGTCAAGGCCAGCCGCAAGAAGGACGTTGTCTACGAGGTCGCCAACCGGAAGACTGAGCCGACGACTGTCTACAACAAGACGAAGATCGACCGTGACGATGTCCTCGACATCACCACGTTCAACGTCGTCGCCTGGATGCAGCAGAACCTGCGCTTTGCCCTTGAGGAGGAGCTCGCTCGCGCCGTCCTAATCGGTGATGGCCGTGAGGTGTCTAACCCCGACAAGATCAAGGAGAGCAACATCCGTCCCATCTGGAAGGATGACGAGCTGTTCTCCCACAAGGTTCTTATCGACAAGGACGCCAAGACCGAGGACATCATCGATGTGGTTCGTCGGTCCCGGAAGTTCTACAAGGGCTCCGGCATGCCGGTCCTGTTCACCACGAACGCCTTCGTGTGCGACATGCTCGAGATCAAGGACATCAACAAGCGGTACATCTACGAGACCAAGCAGGCCGTTGCCAACGCCCTGAACGTCTCGGATGTCATCGAGGTTGAGGTCATGGAGGGCGCCAAGCGCGACGTCGGCGGCAAGACCCAGAACCTGCTCGGCATCATCGTCAACATGCAGGACTACACCATGGGCGCTGACAAGGGCGGCGAGACCTCCTTCTTCGAGCAGTTCGACATCGACTTCAACCAGCAGAAGTACCTGCTGGAGGCTCGTTGCTCGGGCGCTCTGACGAAGTACAAGTCCGCGATCGTCATCGAGAAGGCTACGGCCTGATCCGGTCAAAATGGCAAGATTCTTCGGAAGCATAGGTTACGGACACGCCGTTGAGACATCGCCGGGAGTGTTTGAGGACAAGATCACGGAGAGGGAGTACTACGGGGACGTGAACCGTTCCCAGAAGCAGTACGACAGCGAACCGAAGGTTCTCCAGAATCTCCGACTCAACAACGAGATCTCCATCTTGGCCGACTCCTACGCCGAGGAGAACTTCTTCGCCATCAAGTATGTGAGGTGGATGGGGGCGCGCTGGGTCGTCACAAACGTGGAGGTCCGCCGCCCCCGTCTCATCCTCAACCTCGGAGAGGTGTACAATGGCCCAACGCCTTGAGTTCCACAACAAACTCGTCGAAGCGCTGGGCTCTAGGAACGTCTACTTCCAACCCCCGGAGTCCGTCCAGCTCACCTACCCGTGCATCGTGTACGAACGGAGTCGAGCCGACTCGAAGTTCGGGGACAACACCAACTGGATGTATACGCCGCGTTATTCGGTCACCCTCATCAGCAGGAACCCCGACGAACCGGTGCTGGATGTCCTGGCAGACATGCCTATGTCCACCTTCGAGAGGCACTTCGTCTCGCACAACCTTCATCACGACGTGTTCAACATCTACCAAGGAGTATAGATGGCAGCCCTTACATGGGACGAGACGGGCAAGAAGTTCTATGAGACTGGTGTGGACCGTGGGGTCCTCTTCGCCGTCAATCCCACCACTGGCGCTTACGGCAAGGGCGTCGCCTGGTCGGGTCTCACCAACGTGACCGAGACCCCGACTGGTGCGGAGCAGACCGACCTGTACGCGGACAACATCAAGTACCTCTCTCTGACCTCGGCGGAGACGTTCGAGGGCAAGATCGAGGCCTACACCTACCCGGACGAGTGGCTTCAGTGCGACGGCTCGGCTGTGGTCGACAAGGTCGTCATCGGTCAGCAGGAGCGCACCTCCTTCGGCCTGGCCTACCGCACCATCAAGGGTAACGACCAGCAGAAGAACAACTTTGCCTACAAGCTGCACCTTCTGTATGGCCTGGCGGCCTCCCCCTCGGAGCGCTCCTACGGCACGGTCAACGACTCCCCTGAGGCGATCACCTTCTCGTGGTCCTTCAAGGGCACCCCGGTGAACGTCACGGGTCACAAGCCGACCTGTGTCGTCACCCTCGACTCCAGCGTCGTTGGCAAGGCCGGCATGACCGCTATCGAGAAGCTGATCTGGGGTGACGGGGCTGGTGACCCG